GCGTTGGACACCGGCGTACTCTTCGCCCTCGGGTGTTAGTCCGGGGGTGGGGTCGAAGTCGACCTTGTAGCCGGCGGATACCTCGGTGGCATCTTTGCGTTTGATCTTCTCGATGGCGTCTTGGTCAGTGATGACCAGGGCGACTTCGACGAAACCGTCGTTGTACCGAACTTGGCTACCGGAGTAGCCGACTTGGTACTGCTTGGTGTTTGCGGCGTCGAGAAGAACCGGGGGGTGGCCCCACGTCGCGGGTTTCATGCCGAACGTGGTGAGGGAGTCAGGGTTGCTGACTTCCTCGGGTGGGCGGTATTCCCGGACTTGGGATCCATCTGCGCGGCGGTAGAGCTGGGTGCCCGTCCGCGCTGCACGACACCACACTCGGAGGTAACCCTCGTCGGTGGTTTCGCTGCCTGTGATAGGCGCGAAGTCGTAGCGAGAAACAGATGTTTCCATGGCACCACATTACGTGCTTCGCGTGTAATGAGTAGGCTTAAACGGTAAGCGGATAGAGCTCTGTGGCCATTCACAGGCAGTTGGCGCTGTGTCGTCGTATTAGAGGCTTAAGGGAGGCGAGTGGGCTCACACAAATGCAGGTTGCAGAGACACTTTGTGTGAGTCAGGCGGCGTACAGCAGGCTGGAAAAGGGAGAGGTTGAGATTTCACTCTCAAAGTTGTTTGTTTTGGCTGAGCTCTATGGGATGTCGTTGCACAAGCTGATCGACGGGATTTAGGCGCCGTAGACCTCGGTGTGCCAGACGATGGCGTCTTCGGCGAGGAGGCGGTTCTTGATGTCTTGGGCTTCGTGGACGGGGCAGAGCAGGGTTTGGGCGCCGGCGCGGTTCCAGAACCAGATGCGGGTGTAGGCGTGCTCGGGGAGCTTGGCCGGTTTCACGTCACTCATCGGCGGCTGGTCTTGCCGGAGCACTTCCATTTGGCGCGGGAGAGGCATAAAGGGGTGTTGCGTTCGGCGCCGGAGCAGTTGTAGCCCTCGGATTTCATGTCGCCGAAGCTGCGGGCGCAGTAGCGGTCGCCTTTGTCGGTGCCGGGGGCGATGCGGTAGCCCTTGGCGCCGTAGCGGACGGTGCTCTTGCGGCCGGTCTCGGGGTTGGTGACGGTTTTGGCGTATTTCTTGCCGTCCTCGGTGTCGCTACGCAGGGGCGGCTGAAGTTGGACCGGGGCGTAGTGCTGGATGTAGTTGTCGCGGCGGGGTTTGCGGTAGCCAGGCTCGTAGCGGCGGCGCAGCTTCTCCACGGTGAGGTTGTGGGTGCGCATTCCGCTGCGGAGTGAGGCGCGGGTGGCTTTGCCGGCCTTGTACATGGCCCCGCCTACAGCGGTGGCGCGCTCGATCTCGGATTGGGCAGCTTTGGCGATGGCACGCTCGGCTTCTTGGTTAGCGGTCTTGGCGGCTGTGCGCAGGCGCTCGGTCTTGGAGGGCGGGCGCATGTTGTTCAGGGCCTCGCCGCGGAAGCGCATTGAGGGTTTCGGGGCCGTGGCGCGGTGGACGACCTCCGTGACCGCGCGTTGGGCGGAGCGCTGAATTGCAGCGGGGCTACCCAGGAGAGCCTTGCGGCTGCCTTTATTGAGGAGCACGGCACCGACAGCGCCGGCGGTGAGGCCGGCGGCGATGGCTTTGCCAGTGGGGAAAGCGCCCTTCTGGCGGCAGGTTTTGCTCGCTGCGATGTGGCTTTGGCCGCAGGGGCGGCCTTGGGCATCGAGGCGGAGGGTGGCGGGAGTTAAGGCCACGGCTCAGATCGCGAGTTGGTCGAGCTCGGTGGAGAAGCCGGTGGCGTAGACGGAGTCGCGGCGACGACGGTTGGAGTTGGTCCAGACCTGGGTGCTGTTGCGCTGAAGGATGCGATCGATCTCCCCGGCCTGTTTGATCGAGAGGTTGGTCAACTCTTGTCGAGAAGCACCTCCCGCTTTTGCTTTCTCGTACTCGGCTTTCCACTGTGGGTTCTTAGCCGCGATAGCAGCTTGCGCCTTTTTGCTGTTCTGCCTGCTGCGGACGAAGGCACGCCCCGCTCGATTGCCGATCGCTTCTCCGGCACCGCGGGCTGCACCGGCCGCCGCACCGTAGAGAGCGCCGGCTCCAGCGCCCGCTGCTGCTTGAGCTAGGCCGGCTCCCGGCTTACCTGTGAGGGCACCGGCGATAAAGCCGCCGGCAGCGCCCATGAGCGCACCTTTAATAGCGCCGGACTTGGCTTCTGCTTTGGCACGTCCTCTAACGCTGTACTTAGCGTTGGGATCGACTTTCTGCGCAGTGCCCTTAGTGCATTTTTCGCCCTCGGAGATGGCGCCGTTGCCGCATTTGAGGTCAAGGCGCTCAGCGGCGTCGAGGCGAGCACGAATGTAGGTGCGGCTGCGGTTTTGGATGCCGAGCTCGCAGGCGGTCAGGTACTCCTGAGGGGTCAGGGAGTCCATCTTCTTCATGTAGCCGCCGTCCTTCATGGACTTGCCGCAGCTGCCGTCGCACTTGCCCTTGCGGCCTTTGGACATGCAGCCGCACTCGGCATCCATGGGGGCCTTGGTGTTCTTGGCACCCTTGGCGCTGCGCTTGCGGGAGTGGGACTTGGCGCCGTCCATCTCTTCGGTGCCCATTTCCTCCTCTTCGCCCTCGGGCTTGATTTCGATCTCGATGGAAGGCTTGGACTTGTCGGCGCGGCCTTCGCGGAGACCCTTCTCGTAGGCGGCGGACTTCTTAGAGGGGGTGGCCATGGCGGGAGGGCGCGTCCGCCCGGTTCCTGATAGCCAAGGCTAGCGACCTAGATTGGACGGGTCAGCGGTGCGACCAACACCCTGACCCCGGACAACCTGGACAGGAGGCGTCGTGTCAAGAGTAATTGACCTGACTGGTCAGAGGTTTGGAAGGCTCGTGGTGACAGCCCGAGGAGCGAATACCTCGAGAGGGCGAGCCAGGTGGAATTGCGCCTGTGACTGCGGAGGTAATACTTGCACTGTTGGCAGCGATCTCCGGTCCGGCAAAAGCACAAATTGCGGTTGTATCCGCAAAGAGAAGGGCAAAGCACGTTTTAGCAAGCATGGATTATCAAACACGCGAGCTTATGCTCGATGGAGCGAAATGAAGACTAGGCTTAGGCGAGACCCTCACTACGCTCACAGAAGCTGTTGCCCTGAGTGGGAATCGTTTGAGCGCTTCTACAAAGACATGGGTGAGTGCCCAAACGGTTTTTCTTTGGAGCGAATTGACAATGAAAAGGGATACTTCCCGGACAACTGCATATGGATACCCATTGCAGACCAAGCTAAAAACACTAGCAGAGCTAAATCATTTGAATGGCGTAACGTAAAGCAGAATATGTCTGAGTGGATTTATAAGCTTGGATTAAATCGCAATACAGTCTGGGCCCGTATTTATAGGGGTTGGCCTACTGCACAGGCACTGGGGCTTGAGCCTCGAACACCGCACGGATCAAATCATCGCTGAGGGGATTTTGGGTTTCACGCGCGACTTCGGCTCGATGACGCAAAGGCCCAGCGGCGTATTTTTGATCGACTGTGGCCAAGTCAGGATCCCAAGGGCTTAGGAAACACCTGCAACGTGGGTGTAGAGGAACTCTGATTTCACTACGTTTATATATGCGACCTGCGCGGACACTGCATACAGGGCATGCTCGGTCGTCGGCTCCGACATAGAAACTAACAAGGTCGATGCCCTGAGTTGCGTAGTACGTGTTGCTGGCTTCGTTGTACGCACGTAGCGACTCCGTGCGGACGATGGCTTCGGCGCGGGCTTTGACGACACCGAGGCGGGAGCGCATGTCCTGGATCATCGACGAAGTCGGCCGACCTTCGGCGACACCCTGAGCGACGATCTCGGCTGAGGTGGTGGCGAAGCGTTCGCCGTGTTTGCGCAGGTAGCCCTTGGCCTGGGCGGCGGCTGCAGCGGTGGCTTCGAGGGGGATCGAGACGTCGATGCGCGGGCGATTGGGGCGCATCTGCTCGGTGAGGTTTGACGCGACCTCGACCCCACGGGTGCCGGCCTCGCCGACGAGGTTGCGCAGCAGCGTGTCGTAGGAGTCGATGCGGTCGGGGCGGAAGGCGGGGACGAGGTTCCGGAACTCCTGCAGGAGGGCGAGGTTGCGTTGGGCGGGATCGACGTAGCCCGCGCGCATGTGGACCCGAGCTCGGCGCACCAGGCGGTTAAAGCTTTGGTCGAGGACGCGATTCAGTAGGCGAAGCGTGCCGTCCTCAGTGGTGCGGAGCAGCAGGTTGTAGCGCTCAACGACGTCCATCCGGTTTGCCTAGGGCGTCCTTGCGTTCTCGCTTGGTGGGCTTGTAGATCGGGGCATCGCGCTCGCCTGATTCAGCCAGGAAGACGAAGGATTCTGCAGATGTCATCTTCTTGATTCGCCCGTTCGAGACCAGAGCCCACTGAGATTCTTCCCCGACGATGTTGTTGAACCCAGCTCGGCTGTAGATGGCTCGGCGCTTTGCTCCGTAGTCGTCGCCATCCCAGGGGAAGGTGGCGAGGACGCCGTCTTTGATCTTGCTCAGGTGGTTGTCCGTCATCTTGCGGACTGCTGCGGTGATACCTCGAGCCTGCGCCGCGGGTATGTCGCGTGTGGCATCAAAGTTTTGGTCGACGTTGAATCCGATCTTGTAGACGCGCTTCCCGTTCCAGCTATGGGAATTGTCGGAGGCGTAAGTCACCAGGCTGTCGCCATAGGAGCCGATGGAGATCAGCGTTCCCTTCTTGTTCTTCCAGGTTGAGAAATTATTGACTACGTCGATGTCCTGGATGGAGTAGCCCTCGGCTTTGAGGGCCATGGAGGCAGCCCCTTGCTTAGCGGCGCCAACGAGTTTGCGGGCGGGCCCCTGGAGGGCTTCGGGCAACTTGGACAGGCCC